TGCTGCTTGTTGATTGCCATCGCCAACTTGCATATCAGCAATAGATGCAAATCTTTGACCTGCTTGAACAACAATACCCATTAACTGTAACAAAGTAGCTGATGGTTCTTTAAACGGAAGCATCATGAATGAATCTCTTAAATTTCCTCCAGGTGCATCTACATCTCTAAACTCTCCCGGTTGAATTGATTGTGCGTCATCTCTAATTCTTATTCCTCTCATTTTAAAACCAGCTGGCAGGTTAGATAACGTTCCCGCATCTAAGAGCTGTCTTAAAGCTGCGGTCGCTGTTCTTGACAGTCCACCAATCATGTGGATTAAACCGAAACCATAAAACCCTAAACCCGGTAAAAATTTAAAGTGTACAAAGTATTGTACTTTTTTCTTTGCAAGATCTCCTGCTTCGTAGTTTCTTCTAATAGATAAAATTTCTCTTGAATCTTCTTCAAGAGTTACAATGTATGGAAGTTTAATTCCTGACGGCTCACCAGTCTGTGGATTAACATCTTCAAAACCTTCAATATCTAAATTCACATGACATTCTAAAATTGTATAAACATCTTCATTTGCAGTTTTAGAAACTCCTTCGAGTTCTCTTTCTTTTTTCTCAATTTCAGATTCTTTGTCACCGGGTTTTCCAATATCAATGTCTCTATAGAAACCGGCAATCTGTTGTTTTCTTAAATCATTTTCAGAAACTTTTACACGATGAATAATTGCTTCCGCATCATCTAATGAGGTAGCTGTGTACGGAACAATTAAATCATCAGCAGGTACGAACTTTGATACAGCTCGACCTTCCACTTCATCATAGTAAACTTTTTTAAAAGTTGAACCTGATAAAGGTAAGTGGAATAACATAGAATCAAATTCTGGTTCATATTCTTTCATCTGATCCATGATTTGATAATTCATAAAATCTTTTACACGAGTTGCCTGTTGAACTTTATCTGGAGATTGTATTCCAATAATTTGTGTTCTAACCGGTCCATCTGCTGGAAGTAATTCTTTATAAGCTAAAGCTTGGAATTGTGTAACTGCTTCTGCAAGAACAGGATGCGTTGCACCTGATGCACCATTAAATGGTTCTGTTCTATTATCGTATTTGAAACCTAATAAATCTAAACCTTGTGTATAAGTTTTTTCCCAATCTTTTCTTGATGAAACATATTCTTGATATTTAGAAGAAATGTCTGATGCCATTCTACCTAAAACATCATCTGGTAAAAAATCTGCTAAGTTTGCATAATGCTCATCCCCACCTTCAGGTGTTGCAGCTTGAGGATCTAAATCAATATTTACTGAGCCATCTTCATTTTCTGTGACTTCTACATCATCAGGTGACTCTTGTTGTTTTTCTACTTCTTCAATTACCTGTTCTTGAATTTCTTCTTCACCAGGTATTTCAAATTCTTTTCGCGGTTCGTTTGGAAGCGCTTTGTCTATATCTGCCATTTATTTTCTCCGTATGTTTTACTACCTTAACAGTATTATATGAAATATTCAAGCCCTGAGGCATGGGTCCGGACTTTGGTGGTGGGCCACTCTTTTTACCTATCATTTTACTCCTTTTGCAATTTTTTTAACTTCATCAATTGAATCAATTATTTCTTCTTCAAAATCAAGATCAACATCACCATCTTTACCATAACGTCCTACTTGTTGACCTTCTCCAATAAACTCTCCTGGAACTTTATACGAAGTTTGAGCATCAGGGTCTACTTCATAACCAGGTTTTCTATATTCAACTACAGCCGGTGCACCTTTATCTGTTTCAAATCTAACTTCAATATTTTCACCATCTTCTAAAACTTTAACTCCCTTATATTCATATTCAACTCCAACTTTTGTTTCAAAAACATCATCTAATTTATTCATAATACCTTTGTTCTTAACAGCTTCTACAAGATCAAAAAATATTTTTTGTGCTTCTGACTCTGCAGCTTTAGTTGCAGCCACACCTGTCTTTGCACCACCTTTAAATAAATCCATAATGTTAATTAAACCAGTCATCAGGCCTCCGGCTATTCCACCGCCAACACCAATCTTCTTTAATGTTTTTCTTTTACTTGGATCTTCAGGTCCTTCTGCAAAAGATAATCTACCACCATTAGAAAAATGTATTCTACCACCATTTGCATAAGCTGGTAAAAATGGAGTTAGTTGTGGAAATCCCATTTGTTGATATTGTTCGACAAGTTGAGGATCAGCCATTCCTAAATTTTGTCTAAGTCTTAATTCCGTTTCTTCATCTGAAGGCATTTGAGCTTTTTCATATGCAGGTATTTGTGCTGCAATGTCTAAAGGAAAATCTGCTATTCGTAATTCTTTTAATCTATTTAAATTTTCTTGTATTAATTCTGATTGTTTTACTTTACTTGCAAGTGGATATTCTGTTAGTCCTCCAGCTGTAGATAAATATCCTTCAACTGTTCTTTCAGCTGGTTGTGAAATATTTAATGATTTAAATAAGTTTGAAACTATTCCAGGATCTCCAATCTTCTGATCTAAAGTTCCACTTCTAAGCTCATCACTAAATACACCTAGCTGACTTAAAGCAGTGCTTTCATTTTGTGGACCTAATATTTTTGGAGCTGCGTCTATAAATAAATTTTTTGCTTCTAATGTTTTTTCTGCACCACTTTTAAATAAATTATTAGCATTTTTAAATGAATCTATCTGTGAAACAGTTAAATTTGGATTTTTAGTATAATTACCTTCTTCATCTTTTTTAAATACATCTGCCTTTGCTCCATACTCTAGAGCTTTATCCATTTCAAACATTCCTTCAACTTGAAGGTCGATTGCTCTTTGTTTTTCCAATGAACCATATGCTGGACTATTAGTTCCAAATCTATTTCCAACTTGTTCTTGTAGATCTTTACCCCAACCAAATAGACCTGGGGTCGTTGCTTGTTTAGCTCCTTCTAAATCTCCTTCTAAAAGATGTGGTAATGCAAATGCAGTTTCAATTGCAATATCTGCTGGAGCTACAACATACCCTAAAAGATTTTTACCAACGTTTAATGCTTTTAATACTTTTGCAGAATCTCCTGCTTGTATTGATTTTTGCATTCCTCTAGCTACAGTATCTGCACTACATACTTGTGGACCTTCGGCAAAACCTATTCTACCACCTAATGCATTTCTTTGTCTTGCACCGCCAATTCCACAAAATTCATTAAATAAAAATTGTCTAAATTTATTTCTGTTAGCAGCATAGTCTTCTAATTTTATATCTGCTACACGAGCTATTTCTTTTTGGAAAGACTCTGGTTGATTAAAAAAATCTTTACCTTGTTCAAATAAAACTTGTTGAGCCGCTCCTTTATAATAAGTTGGCAACTCTAAAACTGCTTCAGGTGAAGTAAACATATCTTTTGCTAATTGTGATTTACTTTTTATAAAAGCTTCTTCATATTTTTCACCTTCTAAACTTTTAAATTTATCTTGTAGTACATCAATAATAGCAGCTCTTGCTCCAGGATCTTTGACACTATTATAAGCGTTGAACATAGCAATGTTAAACTTACCACCTTCTAATTTTAAATTTTTAAAAGGCTCTCCTGAAATTCCTCCTGCTGCATCGTCATGACCAATGGTTAATTTATCACCTGTATCTTGTAAAAGTTTTCTTAATGTAATTTCTTTACCAGGATTGTTAGGATCAGGAACTAGCGTTGCTCCTTTGTTTGTTAATGCATATACTTCATCAAACAATCCAGATTTTATACCCTCTCCTGCCTTTAAATTTTTTTTAGTAAAAAATTTATTTTCATATTCAAAACCATATTGATCGGTATTCATTTCTCTAGCCAATGTTGTTGGATTTCTAGGTAAATCATCAAAATTTAATGGCTTACCTACTTTCTCTCCTTTTTTATTAATTTTAAAAAACTGAATTTTTGAAGGAGTATTTTTTTTATGATTTAAATAAGCATGTCTAATTGCAAAATTATAAATGTTTTCATCTGGTTTTGCATAACTGCTGTAAAATTCCTTTAAATTTTTAATATCTAGTCCACCTCTTCTAAATTTAGCAAGTTCAAAAGCTTCGTTAAAGTTTTTACCAATATAAGTTTTTGCATTTCTTGCAAAATAATCAAAATCATCTTTGATGTTTAAATAAGGCTCATGAGTATTTAAAACATTTTTAATAAATCTAGATTGAACAGCATATTTTTTACTTATTTCTTTTCCTTTCGGTGAAACTATGTCGGCTATCATTTGAAAAATAACATTTGAATCTTTAAGTTGCTTTGAGTCTCTCAAGTTAGGAGCTTGTATTTCTAAATCTTCTGTTATTATTTTATCAAAAGCTTTTTTTACTTTATCTTCTGGTTTGTCTAATGTATCTAATATTTCATACATTTCAGGAGCTTCTTTTCTATTTATATTAGTCACACCTAATTTGTCAAATATGTCGTTTGCAGTGTAAAGTAATCTATCAGAATCGTTATGTTCTTTTACTAATTTTGTAATTGTATCTAATCTTGTATCTACTTTAGATTTTTTAATTGTTTTAAATTCTTCTTCAGGTTTTAGATCAAGATTTTTATTTAATCTAACTCTAGCTCTTATTGAATCTGCTGCTTCCTCACCAAATTTATTTCTTAAAAATGTACCCCATGGCACAGGATCTTCCGCAGTTTTTAAAGAATTTCTCCACTCAGTTATTAAATCCTTATCGTCTACTTTATATTTTGTGGGTCTATTAAACCCTTGTCTTGTACCAAGATCCTCCCCTTTGATGACACCGCCGCCGATTGTGTTTTGTGGTTTAGATGTAAATAATCTGTTTGGCTTTCTTAGATAAGCCATCATTTGTTCGTATTCGCCGATTTTCATACTACATTCCCATCAAGTAGTTCAGACCGCCTGAAGCATTTAAGTTTCTTTTGTTTAATGTTCTTCTTCTTTGAATTTCTAATACTTGATCTTCAGGTTCCATCATTTGTATTTTAACAGCTTCTTCCAAAGAGATACCAAGCTCATCTGCTAATGCTTCAGCACTGCCTAATCCTCTTCTCTGTCCTCTTGTAAAGAAATCTACAGTGTCGTCATCATAAACAACTAATCTTTGATTTGGGTTGTCAATAAATTGGGTAGTTAAATTTCTAAATACATTCTCATTATTGGCTAACTCTGGATTAGCTTTTATTTCTTTTAAAATATTTGGAAATGCAGTTCTTACGTATTCTCCAAGTTCAGGGTCATCACCAAAATTTTTAATTGTATTATTTATAATATTTTCTAAAACTTCTGCTTTTGTAAATCGACCTTTGCCTGCTTTTTGGTCAACTACTTTTACACTTGGTTCTGGTTTTTCTAACTCAGATAATTTATTATTAAAACCTGCAACCAATTCTTGATGAGTTTTTTCGTCAACTATTTGAGTACCTGTCTCTGTTCCTTCTCCTTTTTTTATTGAGTAATATTCTTTTGGATAATCTTTATTAAATCTATTAAACCCTTCAGTTAGTTCCCTTTCCGCTTCTGCTCGTTTTGCTTTATCACTAATAGCTTTAGTGGTTTTACCCACTGCAGTAGATCCAGGTGCAATCTCATTCAGTTTATCTGCTAATGCAGATAAGATTCCTTTTCGACCTACACCTTCTGCAAAACCTATTCGTCCACCATTTGCAAAACCATCGGGTATATCTTTAGCTCCATACTTTTCTTTTAAAACTCTTTTCAATAAATTTCTGTTAAAACTCAAACCTTCTTTTTTTAGTTCATTAAAAGCATAATCAATAAATGCATCAAGTCCTTCATCGACTAAAATGTTTTCAGCAACTCTACCGTATAAAATATTTGCAGCTATATCTGCTCCCGCTTGACCCGCTGCTTCTTCAGCAGACTCTTGTATAAATATACTTGCAGTTGCTTTGTCATATTTTGGATTAGAAGATGAAAGTATAATATTATCTTCTGAATCTATAGAAACGTATTCATCAACTAATGATCTATCTCTTTCAGTTACTGCTCCATATTTTTTATAAACCGGTTGC